TATAGAACCAAACATCACAGAAACCGAGATAAGAAACATGAATATGCCAAGATGGAGATAGGCAGTGTTTCATAATTTCGGTTCTATTTTTGATTTTGATATTCTTCAAATTTTCGTTGATGTTTGGTTTCTTTATTATTTCCTCGCTGAACTTTTTGTTACCCTCAGTTATTTAGCAGATGTTACAGCTCCTCCTGGTATAGTCTTTCAAATGTAATTCTGTATGATCATGCGGACTCGAGTAAGGTGTTAGACTCATGTCAGACTAGCCTTTAGTTTAAATTTCTTTCAACTGATGGGATCTGATCAGAAGAATACTCTTGATAGGACTTTCTTCTCTTTTTCAGTTAATAGCTCAGTTGAATCACTTTCGATTTTGAGTATCTCTTTAGTTTCTTTTAATCTAAATTCAAAACTAGAGTAGTCTGTAAACATCTTACCCATTGGACGCTTTTTAACTGTTGTTCTAACATAGATAGGATTCTTGGACCTCATAGGGACAAATACCATCGGAATTCTAATTACAAATCTGACCCTTTCTGAAGCTTCAATCATTCTTCGAACGCTCTCGGAATCAAGATTAATTCCTCTTGTCATTCTCAGCCCTTTTAACCATGAAATACAGAGTGCTATGTCAGTTAAGACTTCAGGTAGCGACTCTTTGGGTAACTCATCTAATTTGTCAGCCATGAACCTAATCGCCTTTGCGAATGCTCTACCAGTTACTGTGATCAGGCCTTGAACCCACATCCTCACTAGAGCATAAACCGCGATCTTAGCTCCCTCATTCTTTATTACTTCTGACTGGCATAATTCATATGCTGCTTGCAACATTGGCTGATCGTTGTTTACAATTGATTCTCCAAATACAAATTTGCTCCTCAGCTCAGACACAATCATTTCTTGACCTGGACTTATCCCTTCGTTGTCCATAACGTTCAGATCAAATCTCCTTGCAAACGGATCATCCTTAAACAATCTAATTGCTGGAATCACATCCTCAGGCTCGATTTTCTCATCGTCGTATTCTATCAGGACATGGGGATTTTGCATTGACATTTCGACGTCGTAACTTCTGAGCACTCCAAAGATATAATACATATCATCATCTGCATTGAGGAACATTGATACACATGACTGCTTGTCAGTAGTTAGGTAAGTGTGGGTTGATATCGCATCTTCTGCATTTTCTGTTCTCATTGCCATGACTAGGAATTCTGCTTTCTTCTTTTTATGCATTCTTGACCCAACTGTTGCAAGAATTGGCCCTTTACTTGAAACTCTATTTCCGTGCAAATCTAGAGTGTCGACATCTCCTCCTGCTTCAAACGAATAGCCTGTCAGCCCTGTTGCTTCAATTAATTCTAACGCATTGGCTTTAATGCAATTGACCATTGCCTTTCTTTTACTTTCTTTGACCCGTGTTAATCTGATGAAATCTGCTGTACATCCTTGATGATATTGTAGAACATTGTAGTACGGGATGGACATTTTTGGCTTGATGAATTCACCTCTTGTTAATAGCTTTCTGATGCTCCCGGAGGTTATATCAACATTACTCATTGCAGGAGCATACAGCACTTGGTAGAAAGCATGCTGGATACTTCTCAATTCGTTGATGACATCTGGTCTAAACATGAATGATAGATATTGTATATGCTCATCTGACATCTTAACAATTTGGTGAACCCTGCCAATGATGTCTCTATGGAGCGGCTCAAATATCATATTCTTATGGTCTTCATGCTTTGACTTCATTTTTGCTGCTTCCTCAGGATTCTGGGCATTCATTATCTTTTTAGCTGCAATTATGTCAATATATCTAATTATTGGAAGCATTTCTGTTTCAGTTGGAGCAGAGTTCAAATCAATACCTTCTTCTTCCTTCTTCTTTATAAAAACTCTCCCTCTCTTTGTCGGATCGTGAATGTCTGGGTACGTGTATAGAGCTGCAATTCTTATACGGCTAGCTAGCGCATACATTTTGAATAACATTATTGTCATTGATGTTGGGTTGTAGGGCTTGTGGATTGTCCTATGCTTGCTTCTTCTAATCAAAGTCCTGCCTACGTAGAGAACGTCCAGAATTTCATCATAGTTGTTTGTTAATCCGTACTCCATTTTAATTTCATATCTATCCCAGTTTTTAGCTCTAAAGAGTGCAAACAGATGGGAAATAGTTGCTGTAAAGCTTGCCTTTATCACTACTTCCAATTTTGGAGACATTTTTCCTGTTGGAAACTTCTCAGTTGTAAAAATGATTCTTGACTTTGTCTTAAACAGAGACTGAGACACTAAATGTTTCTTTAAAATGCTTAGATGTGATTGATCTAGTCTTAACATCCCTGTGAACTGACCTGACAGTGCACCAGGAATTCCCAGATTTTCAACTACCTTGATAACTTCACCAACTTTTTCCAAATATTCCAGCCAATTCGCACCGCTAGTTTGGACGTTTAATCTTGGCATATCATTACTTGAAACAGATATTATTCTTGGATCATCTGTGCTGAATAAATCATCCATTATTCTCCTCCTCAAGATGGGGTTCATGATTGACACTGCAGTTTCTACAATTGACAATCTCAATACAAGCATCAAATCATAACCAATTCTTGGAACTCTTCCAACCTTGTCTGCTGCTCTCCCTCCAGAACTAATGTAGCTCCTCAAATACTCTGACAACTGGTCGATTTCTATCCTATGGATCAAATGGATTCTATGTTGTGCCACTCCTTTTCCTTTTGCAGCCTCTTGATACATTTCCCCTTCTTCAGTATAAATCTTCGAATATTCAACCACTGTCGATTGAAATTCTTGTTTTAAATCTTCAGGCATTTCCTCCAGATTTTCTTTGGGTACTGGTATATAACTTTTGGACAATTCCATTTCATTGTTTACAAATAGGTTATGAAACTTTGACCTTTCTGCCGTTAAGTAGTAACCTTCTACTTCTTCATTCTTATAGACAGTTGATAATTCTCTAGCACACCAATCAATTGATGCCATTGCTTTTGCTGCCTCAACAGATGTAGTCGCATCAACACGATCAGCTTTGTCTATGAAATCTTTCATTAGTGTCCCTCTCTTTGCCTCCGATGATGATTGAAACGCCTTACTGAGAGTTATAAACACGTCAATTGCTACCCCTCTTTCTGGTTTTCTTCTCTTTGCACTTCTGAATAGGCCCAGTGCAATAATCGGTAGGTGAATGTTAAATACTGATGATATTGCTCTAACAACTGGCTCCATTTCTGGTGAATAGGCTAGGAATTTTGCTACTCCATCTAGGAAAGTTCTGAAAGCAGCCATCCTCTTGTTAGACGTTCTTTCAGTAAACCACCTCAAAGTAGTTCCTGATCTTGCAACATTCAGTGGAGGTTCAATGTAATCTGCTGAGCCGAAAGTCTTTCCATGCCGCTTTGGCTTATTGATTAGGACTTTGATTGTATAGTCCTTTGAAAGTGTTCTTGATAATTTGAATGCCGTTCTAGGTGATTCCACTATCTTGTCAACTGATATCCCATTGAGATTTGACAAAATTCCTCTCTGAATTATCTCTTCATCTGTCTTTTTCTGGATGAACTCCTCTGTTACTGCTTCTGCCCAGTATTCTAGAGCATCCTTGCAATTTTCAGTGTCTTCAGATTGCAGTTTTCTCATTGCTTTGTATGTTATAAACTTCATAGCTGCGTTCGTCCTCACAAGCGCCATGGATTCACTATAGGCAGTCCAGGCTTCTGACGTGAGTATAAGTTCACTAACAGCTCTCAAACTTACATTTTTGCAGTGCATTAGGATCTTCTCTAGTTCTTTGAATTCTCCAGTTTCCATTGGATTTGGTGCTATTTTCCTTGTAAGTGTTGAATTTATCATTCTAACTGCTTTACTGATTACAGACATTCCACTTGTGTCATAGAATTTCGAACCAAGCACTGACCCCGAGACTATTGCCCCAAGGTGGAATCTCTTCCCTCTCATCATTTTGAATAGAGCTTGTTTGGTCTGAATTCCAAGTTCCATGTCTGCATTTGTTAGTAAGGTGATATCCGCTAATACCTCACTGTCGTTTGATTCTGTTGTTTTGTTCATCATCTCGTATGGCGATGTTAACCTCATACCACCACAGGATGGAGGAATAATTGCCATTACTTCTTCCAATCTTCCATTGAATACCGGCATAACTCTCTTCATTATGAGACTAAAATACAGCCTCTTTAAAACATAGCTCAACGAAACTGGTCCACCTGCAGCCATCACTGCGTCTGCTTGTCCTTCAAATGCTTTGATAACTGTGTAAATTGGGTCTAAACCTCTTGCTGGATTTCTTACTCCTACATTGCAAACTTCTTTAATCCAGGAATCAAGCACTTTCCCTTTGTGACAAATCTCACCAAGATACTCCCAGGTTTCTCCACTGACAAGAGTCTTTGATAGTTTAAAAACTAGACCATGTTGTTCATAAACCCTTTTAATCGTCTCCACCACTTTGGAAATTTCTTTGTTTGTTTCTTTCTGATTAAATACCAATGCCAATAATCCATCATCTGAGAAAGTCAAAATTCTCCCTTGCCTTCCAACGCATTCCAGCGCAATTTCCATAATCATCGCATGGATTGATGACCACACAAAATTGAGAAATCCTTCAAAACCCCCTTTAACACCTGCGACTGACTCGAAATACCCCCTGGTATTGTGGATTACGAGTGATGCTCTGAAAAACAGGTCAATCCTTCTCAACCAATCTTGTCCAGTTACCTCTGCTAAAACTCTTCCATAACATCTCACTAATTCCATTGGAAATTTCTTTGAAAATTCACTCATATCAAATGATATGAAAATGATCTTTGATTCTCTATCACTATGGCATGCCATTTTGCAGAATTCTCTGACATCGGCCTTCCTGCCTGCATATCCTTTGGTTATTGACACACCAGATTGTGCTCTTGTTATCTGCTTAACAAACCTTTCAACTCTTTGTGTCATTGCTTTTAACTCTTGCTCTGCCATATAAAACATTCTGGTTACCGGCTTATGGACTTCCCCAAATTTTGGCTCTGTTCCAACTATATACCTGGCATCTTTGTTGCTCATGATAAAATCTTCCAGTTCTTTGGATGGTATATCCTCAATCTTCTTGTATCCTGACTTCTTCTCAAACTCTTCATGCATTCTGATTGTCCTTTCGAACCTTGCAATTGCTCTCTCTGCTGACATACGGCAAGTCCCTTTCAGAGCGGTTACTGCATCATTTACTGTCCTGCATCTCATGACCTGAGGAGGATCTTGTAAAATACCTGCTGAATACTTCTGAGCCATTTGTAGTTCTTCTACATCAAAAGTCTCTACATCTTGAGATGCTTTGTTTGATGGCTTGATCTCGTATGTAGCTATATTCATAATACTCCTCACTGGCTGGATTTCCACTGCTGACCAACAGGAAATTGACTCACTCATCATCTGGAAAGTAGGCTTATTGGACCTCACTGACATTTCTCCCAATCTTTCTCCAATTGGACTAATGGGTGTTAATCTGACATCAGAACCCATGTCTGTTAATGATTTGAACATAGTTCTTCTGACTGTTGATTCAAACCTTCTGATAATCCTTGGATTAATTTCATTTGGTTCTTTGAAACCTTTGATGTTCTCAATTCCTTCATACAAATTCTGATCTGGGTGCGGCAAAGCTTTATAGAAATTCAGAAAATTGATCATTGTATAACAATCCTTGAAAAGTGGCTTGAAGCCAGTTAGTGCCATCTTTGCTAATTCTCTTCTTTTTCCATCGAACTCTTTTAGTAGTGCATCAGCTTGATTGAAGTCTAAAGTCTGATTCTTGTCAAGCCTTGCAACCATAACACCTTTTGCTCCCTTAATTCCAGCAGGGGTGCATTCAGCTGATACTTTAACCATTTCCTGCACTAGTTCATTCACTTCAGAAATAAAGTCCATGGCAGTTAGCCTTGCTTCTAGGAAATAACTGGCTATTCCCAAATTCACAAATGACTTAATAGTGTTAGATAATCGTTTCAGATGAGTTGTTGTTAATGCTGCTGCTTTTGAACCAATCTTCACAAAATAGAGTTCTCCAATCCTCTCAACCCTTATCCCTACCTCAGAATAAGGCCTCTTCGATTTTGGGAAGTATTCTTTCATTTCTTCGGTCAGTGGTTCCCCCTTCATATCCTTCATAAAAGTCTTCACTTCATTGTAGAAAACATGAGATGCACTCCTCAGCTTCCATATTTCGTCGTCAATCATTAACAGAGGACTTATCTCAATCAAAATATCCATCAACTTTTGTGCCTCTGATTTCACTGGCTGAGTTGCTGCATAGGAAATTCTGGTCAAGTATGATTTTATTACATTATTAGCCCTTGACCTGTAAATTTTCATTACTTGGCTATATTTAGTTGTTGCTTTCTCGCTCACTTTCTTAGCAATCTTGATCACTTCGTTAAATAATTCATATACTTTGAAGTTCCCTGTATTACAATTCTTAACATTCTTCCTGAATGGTTTCCCAAGCATGCTTGATTCGAGATTTTCTTTCCTAACATGCTTTTCTGCGATTTTAGATTCTTCCCTCAATAACTTCCAGGCCCAATTATCTTCCAAGTATCCTGAGTAGTACAGTTCTTTGAATGGATCTGCAAGCTTAACATGCATCCTGTCTACTCTGTTGAAAATAAGATCTGGCCTTGTTATTAGAAGAATCTGGACAAACCTTGAATCATGCGATAGCAATGTGTTTGTCATTATTATTTTAAAAACAAATTTTGGTATTGAGTAGTTCTATATTCTTGATATATTTTATTTTGTTAGTTCGGTTTCTGTGATATTTGTTTTTGTGTA